CCGCTGCGGCCGCGTCACGTTCCTGCCCGCCGTGGTCATTGGCACCCAGCCCTTTGGTCCCGTGTGTGCACGCAAGGCTGGGCTGATTGAGCCCAAGCGCCGCCGCCGCGCATCTGATGCGGAGCGGGACACGAAAACCATGGATTTGTTTGGAGGGGTGTCGGCATGACCCACGAAGAAATCATTGCGATGGCGCGGGAGGAAGGCTTGTCCTTCGTGCCTGACGCCAACAGTCCATTGGCGCGGATTGTGCGCAAGGCCGTGGCCAAGGAGCGGGAGGCGTGCGCGCAGGTGTGCGAAGCAAACCGCACCAATCCACCACAAGGCAAGCCTGATGACGTAGAGCGTGGGTTCAATGCTGCGATCAGGCGGTGCGCCGCCGCTATCCGCGCCCGAGGCCAAAAGGAGGGCGCATGAAACCCCACTTCAGAAAAGTCTCGGGCATCTGGCACTGCGGTATCCGCGGCATCCCGAACAAGCGCATTGGCGTGGGCTACACACCCCGCCAGGCCTATCAAGATTGGCTGGGGGTGGGGAATGGCTGAGCGCGTCCACCGAAAGTACGGCAACAAGAAAACCCAGTTTGCCGGGTTGACTTTTGACAGCAAGGCCGAGGCCCGCCGCTACGGTGAGCTGCAGGTGTTGGAGCGCATGGGTCTGATTTCCAACCTGCGCCGCCAAGTGCCTATCGAGTTGGTGCCCGGCGTGAAGTTGCATGGCGCAGCACGCGCCCGCCCAGCTATTCGCCTGGTGGTGGACTTCTGCTACCAGGAGCAGGGCACCACGGTGTGGGAAGACACCAAAGGCATGGAAACGCCCCTGAGCCTGGCCAAGCGCCACATGGCAAAAGCCCTGCACGGCATTGATGTGAGGGTGACGAAGTGAGCAGCCAACTTGCCTTGCAAGCCACCTGGCACGAGCCCGTTCAGGCTGGGCAGCACTTTAAGAACGTGCTTGCACCCTGGTGCAAAAGCATGTGGGCTGCTGGCCACCGGCTGCACGTTGAGGTACGCCTGCACGAGGATGCCAAGACAGATCGCCAAAGGGCCTACTACCACGGGGTGGTGCTCAAGAGCATTGCCCAGCAGGCCCGGCCCAACGGCCAGCAGTACCCCATGGCAGTGTGGAAAGAGCACTTCCGCAAAGAGTACCTGGGCTTCAAAACCGTCACGACCAAGAACCCACTGACCGGGAAAAAGAGCAGGACACGGCAGCGCGTGAGCACCGAAGACCTGGGGGTGAAGGGCTACAGCCAGTTGATTGACCGGGTGAGCGCCTTTGCCGCTACGGAGCTGGGTGTGACGTTCCCGGCCACGTTCCAGCAGTGGGAGGGTATGCAGGTGGACCCGGATACGGGCGAAATCATTGGGGGTGTGCAGTGAAGCGCACCGGATTCAAACCCCGCGCGCAGCACCGCGAACAACGCGACCCCGACCGAGTGCGGAGCGTGCCAACTGTTGCCCCTGGCGCTTTCCGTGCGCCTGAGCCAGTGAGCGAAGCGCCTGCCGCTCAGGTGGCCAAGGCCGCGCCCGTGCGCTCGGAGGCTTATCGCCGCGCTGTGGCCACGCTGCCCTGCGCCATCTGCGGAGTTCCAGGCTATTCCCAAGCTGCGCACGCGAATACCGGCAAGGGCATGGGGATGAAGGCTTGTGACTTGACCTGTTTTCCAGCCTGTGGCCCCCGACCAGGAGAGCAGGGTTGCCACGCGAAGCTGGACCAGGGCGCTCTGTTCACCAAGGCCGTGCGCCGTGAGTTGGAGCCGGTTTGGGCGACCGACACCATGCGCAAGCTGTGGGAGATGGGCTTGGTGCCAGATTCTCTAAAAAATCAAGTCGCAGCCCTTATAGATAAAGCGCGATAAGCTATGAAGTTAGGAGCAAAATGCCAGCAAAAAATGAGCATGGGCTGACACCGCAACAGGAGCGCTTTGCAGTGCTGGTAGCAGGTGGGGCCAGCCAGTCTGAGGCATTCCGCCAGGCCTATCCACGATCTGCGAAATGGAAGCAGGTTGTTGTGCACCAGCGCGCAAGCGAGCTGGCAGCAGATAGGAAGGTTCAGGTAAGGGTTTCCACATTGCAAAAAGAGGCTGCTGAAAAAGCTGGCCTGAAGGCCGAGGAGGTGCTGCGCCAGCTGTCCATGCTGATTTCCAGCGACATCGCGGACATTTGCCACCCTGACGGCCGGGTGAAGATGCCGCATGAGCTGGATGCGCGCACGCGGGCGGCGGTCAAGAGCTTCAAGATCACCAAGGATGGGATTGAGTACACCTTCTGGGACAAAAACAGTGCGGTGGACAAGGGGATGAAGCACCTGGGCCTGTACGAGAAGGACAACAGCCAGAAGCCCGCGGAGCTTGTCGGGGTGGTTCGATTGGTTCCGCTGCAACCACGGGAGGTCGGTGATGGCGGCAACGGTTGATGTGCAGATCCCGCCCGTACTGATCCCAGTTTTTACGGGTGAGGCTGATGTGCGCGGGGCGTATGGTGGGCGCGGCTCAGGTAAGACGATGACGTTTGCCAAGATGTCGGCCATTCGCGCTTACATGTGGGATCAGGCTGGGCGCGAAGGCGTCATTGTGTGCGGGCGGGAATACCTGAATTCGATTGATGATTCTTCGCTGGCCGAGGTGAAGGCGGCGATTGAGTCCGAGCCCTGGCTTGCTCCCCACTTTGAGATTGGCGAGAAGTACATTCGCACCAAGAGCCGCAGGATTTCCTACAAGTTCAGCGGGATGGATAAGCGCACGATCATGTCGCTCAAGTCCAAGGCGAAGATCCTGCTGCTGTGGGCCGACGAGGCCGAGCCAATCACCGACAAGGCTTGGGACATCGTGATCCCCACCCTGCGTCAGGAGGATAGTGAGCTGTGGGTGACGTGGAACCCGGCGCGCAAATCCAGCGCCACAGATCGGCGTTTCCGCCAGACGAAAGACCCGCGTTTCAAGGTTGCTGCCTGTAGCTGGAAAGACAACCCGAAGTTCCCGGCGATTCTGGAGCGGCAGCGGCTGCGCTGGCTAGAAACCGACCCGGATAGCTACGACCACGTTTGGGAGGGCGCCTACGCTACGGCTGTCAAGGGCGCCTACTTCACCAAACAATTGAGCGCTATGAGGCGCGAAGGCAGGCTGAGCAAGGTGGCCGCCGATCCGCTGATGAAGCGCCGACTGTTTGCCGACATCGGCGGGACCGGCATGAATGCCGACGCCTTCACGATGTGGGGCGCGCAGTTCATTGGGCGCGAGGTGCGTGTGCTGAACTACTACGAGCAGGTTGGCCAAGGCGTTGAGCATCACTTGGCGTGGATGCGCCGCAAGGGATACACGCCAGAAAACTCCGAAATCTTCCTGCCTCATGACGGCGCTACACACGATAAGGTGTATGACGTGAGCTATGAATCGGCTTTCACGGCTGCGGGCTACAGCGTCACGGTAGTGCCGAACCAGGGGCGAGGCGCTGCAATCTCACGCATCAATGCCGCGCGGCGGGTATTCCCCAGCGTCTGGATGAACGAGGAGGCCAAAAGCGAAGCCACGGATGCAAGCGAGTTTGAGCCCACCACGGCGGACGGCCTTGAGGCCTTGGGCTGGTATCACGAGAAATGGGACGAGGAGCGCGACGTTGGCTTGGGCCCGGCCCACGACTGGGCCAGCCACGGGTCTGACAGCTTTGGACTGATGGCCATCGTTGCCGAGGACGCGATGCGGGGTGGTGGGGGGCTGCACAAGGGGTCGCCGCTGCGCCGCCGCGGCTCTGCCATGGCCCGGTGACGTGGCAAGCATGGCATGGTCTGCGCCAGATCATTCTGGAGCGCCTTGCCCATGTCCGTTTCAATCGACACCACCCGAGCCTACCTGACCCGCGTGCACGGGGAGGTGACGGCCATCTATACCTGGGTCAACGACGCGCGCGCGATGGTTCTGGCCGCAACGTACCGGCCTGGCAACCAGTTTGTGCCCGGCGCCCCGGTGTACGTCATCCTGGAAGAAAACGCCCACGCCTACGATGACCCCATTCAGCTGGCGCACACAGCCAAGAAGGCGGGCGAGGTGCTGGGCCTGGACCAATCGACCACAGCCTGGGTGAAGATTGCCACGGTCATCCACGAGGGCCTGCCCGACTTGATCCGCATGCCCACGGCGCCGGAAAAGGAGCACTACCGCAGCAACTTCGGCCACATGATCCTGAGCGCGGACGGCAAGCCTATTGCGGCTGAGGACATTCGCATTGAAAAGTCTGGGGTGGAATATGCCTGAGCGGTTTGAGGTGATGCCCAACCGCCAGGGCGCAGGCGACCGGGAGATTTTCACGGGCGAGCATGTGGGCACCGAGCTGGCCGAGGTGAATGCGCACCCGATGGATGGCGAGAAGGCGCGCAATACGCTGCGCCGCCTGCTGGAGTGGTTCTATTTTGAGAAGGACCGCCAATCGGCCAACCGCCTGGAAATGGCGATGGACGCCGACTTTTACGACAATATTCAGTGGGACCCCGAGGACGCGCAGGTGCTGGCCGACCGTGGCCAGGTGCCGCTGGTGTTCAACGAAATCGCGCCCATGGTGGACTGGATTATTGGCACGGAGCGCCGCACACGGGTGGACTGGCGCGTGATGCCCCGCACCGAGGACGATGTGGAGCTGGCGGACATCAAGACCAAGGTCATGAAGTACGTGAGCGACATCAACCGGGTGCCGTTCAACCGCAGTCGCGCCTTTGCCGATGCTGTGAAAGTGGGTGTGGGCTGGGTGGATGATGGTGTGCGCGACGATCCAACGCAGGACGTGCTGTACCAGCGCTACGAGGATTGGCGCAATGTGCTGTGGGATTCCTCTGCCTACGAGCTGGACCTGAGCGACGCCCGTTACCTGTTCCGCTGGCGCTGGGTGGACGAAGACATTGCGTGCACGATGTTCCCGGACCGCGCGGAGGTCATCAAAAGCGCGGTGGAGGATGCCCAGCACTACACGGCCAGCGACTGGGAGGAAGACACCTGGTACACGGCCGAGGAGTTGCTGAGCGGTGCCAAGACCGGAACGCTGCGCTCTGCAGGCTCTGGACCTATGGTGGACGCCAAGCGCCGCCGTGTGAAGCTGATCGAGTGCCAGTACCGTGAGCCGGTGAAGTCAAAGATCATCAGCGAAGGGCCACTCAAGGGGTTGTTTTTCAACGAGCAGGACGGGGCACTGGCGAATGCGCTGGCCCAGGCGGGCGGCAGCATCATCGACAAAGTGGTGATGCGCGTGCACATTGCTGTGTTCACCGAGGCGCACATGCTGGCCATGGGCCCGAGCATGTTCCGGCACAACCGTTTCAGCTTGACGCCGATCTGGTGCTACCGCCGCGGGCGCGACCGCATGCCCTACGGGGTGATTCGCCGGGTGCGCGACATTCAACAGGACTTGAACAAGCGCGCGAGCAAGGCGCTGTGGCTGCTGAACACCAACCAGGTGATTGCAGACGAGGGAGCGACGGACGACTGGGACACTTTGCGCGACGAGGCGGACCGCCCGGATGGCGTGATCGTGAAGAAGGCTGGCAAGGATTTGCAGATTCGCCGGGACACGGACGCCGCCACGGGCCAGATCCAGATGATGACCCTGGACGCCCAGAGCATCCAGAAGTCGGCCGGGGTGAGCCAGGAGAACCTGGGGCGCCAAACCAATGCCGTGTCTGGTGAGGCCATCAAGGCGCGCCAGCTGCAGGGCAGTGTGGTGACGACTGAGCCGTTTGACAACCTGCGACTGGCCACGCAGGTGGAAGGCGAGAAGCAGCTGAGCCTGTGCGAGCAGTTCTACACCGACCAGAAGGTGATTCGCCTGACGGGCGCAAAGGGCGCGCTGGAGTGGGTGAAGATCAACCAGCCTGAAATGCAAGCCGATGGCACGGTGAGATTCTTGAACGACATCACGGCCAGCACGGCTGACTTTGTGGTGAGCGAGGCGGACTACGCCGGCACGCTGCGCCAGGTGATGTTTGAGGCGCTGAACCAGATGGCCACCCGCCTGCCGCCCGAGGTGGCGTTGCGCATGCTGACCATCGCCATGGAGTTCAGCGACCTGCCCAACAAGGACGAGATTGCAGACCAGATCCGCAAGCTGACCGGTGAGCGCGACCCCAATAAGCCCATGACGCCCGAGGAGGCGGCGCAGGCTGAGCAGCAGATGCAGGCCCAAACCGAAGCGCTGCAGATGCAGCGTGAGCAGGCCATGGCCGCGCTGGCCGAGCAGCAGGCCAAGGTGCGGGAGCTGAACGCCCGTGCGGCCAAGCTGGAGGCTGAGGCGGCGACCGCTGGCGGTGGCGCAGACGCGGTGCGCGGCGAGGTTTCGCGTGTGCAGCAGCAGGGGCGCCAGGAGATTGACCGCATTACCGAGCAGCTGCGCAAGGCCCAGTCTGAGCTGGCCAACCGCACGCTGCAGATTCGCAGCGACTCCGACACCCGCATCGAGGTGGCGCGCATCGAGGCTGATGCCAAGGAGCGCGTGGCGCAGATCCAGGCGCGCAGTGACGAGCAGATCGCCAAGCTGACCGCCCGCCTGGACGCCGCGGTGAATGCCATGAGCGCCATGGCTGAGCTGGAGCGCAAAGAGGAGGCCGAGGATTCCATGGAGGAGCCCAAAGGTATTAATGAGCCGGGAGCAGGCAACGAAAACGAAGGAGAACCCGTATGAACACACAAAGCGCTGAATACATTGCAGACCAGCTTCTTTTGATAGCTGCCCAAGCGGCTGGGAACGAACATTGTTTTGATTTTGAAGTTGGTAACAACTTCTCGCTGCGGGCAGGATTTCGGGACAACAATACTGTGCTGTCTGGAATCATGTATGAGGGCAGCAGAAGGATTGCATCACTTCCAGACCAGCGGCTGATGCGATTCAAAGGCGATGAATTGATCGTGGCTCAATCCATAGAGCGGGCCTGCGCATCAATGGCAAGGCAATCCATACAGTTTGCAGAGAGGGCGGTAGCGCAGCAGCAGCCTGTAGTTACCCAGCTTTCGCCACGCCAGCAGCGCGTGGTGGATGAGCATGCCGAGTGCCTGGAGCGCCTGCGCAAGCTGCGGGCGTTCATTGGTGATGACAAGGGGGCATTCAACAGCCTAGATCGGGCTGAGCGCAAGCGCCTAATGCGCCAGGAGGATGTGATGACGGACCTGGAGGAAGTGTTGGCCAACCGCATTGCTGCGTTCATGCCAGAGGCAGCAGAGGCTGATTTTCCGCTGGGCAAGGCCTGTGACATTACGGACGGCACCTGCGAAGCCTGCCAATAACCACCAACCCATGAACACCGAGGTTTACATGAGCACTACCGACGAATCCATCGAGCAGGAAATCCAGGCCAAGGGCCTGACAGCGCCGCGCGTGACGCCTGCGGACATTGAGGCGAACATCGCCAGCGAGCACTATTTCACGGCAGCCAAAGGCGCATACGGAGATGGCCCATGGGCCAGGGGCGAGACTGGGCCATTCGGCGAGGAAGGTCGAAAGGCTGATGCTCTCGACCTTCTGACCTTCTGCGTCCTGGTGCTTCGCAACGGCTTCACTGTCACAGGCGAATCGGCCTGCGCCAGCCCCGAGAACTTCGATGCCGAGGTGGGCCGCAAGATCGCCCGCCAGAACGCTGTGAGCCGCATCTGGCCCCTGATGGGCTACGAGCTGCGCAGCCAGCTGGCCCGCCCGGTATTGACCGAGGCCGACGCGGCCGCCGACCTGGCCGGGCTGCCACGCCCGAGCGCGGGCTAATTCCAGACGGAGTTTCTTAGGGTGCGGTGTTTGCCGCTTGAACCCCGGTGCTGCAAGGTGCCGGGGTCTTTTTTCGTGGCAAGCATGGCACGCTGGGCTTTTACCTTAACCCTCTGTCAAGGAGTGACTGACCGTGGACAAAGACATTGAATCGACCCTGACGCCCGAAGAACTGGAAGCCATCAACGGCGATGCTGGGGAAGAAGAAAACCAGATCATGCGCCAGGGTGGTGATGACGACGCGGACGACGATGGGGACGATGACGGCGACGAGGACCGCGGTGAAAGCGCTGCGCCAGTAGAAGGCGAGGGCGCCAAGCCTGACGCCGCTGGTGAGGCTGATGCCGCGGGCGATGACGGCGACGAAGAAGGCGCCGAGCAAGAAAAGCCCGCTGCCAAAGAAGCCCCCTACCAGGCGCCACTGCCCAGCGACTACGACGACCAGATCAAGGCCATCAAGGACGAGGACGCAGCACTGCGCCAGAAGTTCAAGGACGGCGAGATTGACATTGACGAGCGCGACGCGGGCCTGGCTGCCCTGGCCGAGAAGCGCGAGGGCTTGGTGATCCAGCGCGCGAAGGCTGAGATTGCCCAGGAAATGAGCCAGCAGAGTGCGCAGCGCCAGTGGGAATCCACTGTGGCCACGTTTCTGACCGGTGCGGCCAAGGAAGAAGGCGGCTTCGACTACCGCAAGGATGACGGCAAGCGCGCAGACCTGGACCAGTTCCTCAAGATCCTGGCCGACAAGCCAGAGAACGCCGACAAGCCCATGGATTGGTTCTTGCAGGAAGCCCACAAGCGCGTGAAGGCGCTGCATGGCGTGGCCCCGGCCCCTAAGCGCGAAACCATCGAGGAGGCTGTTGCACGCCGCAAGCCGCCCGTAGCCTCTGCGCCGAAGACTCTCTCCCAGGTCCCCGGTAGCGACGGCCCTGGTGATGTGGAAGGCGAGTTTGCCGACATCGAGCGCCTGGAAGGCTTGGAGTACGAGGCCGCCATTGCCAAGCTGACGCCTGCACAGCGTGAGAAGTTCTTGCAGGGGTCTTGATGCCAGGCCCAACCAGGATTTCCGGGTTGATGATGGATATGCGCCAGGGTGATGTCGTCACCCTGGGGCACAACATCAAGATCCATTTTCTTGAAAAGAGCGGGCGCATTACGCGCGTGCGCATTGCTGCGCCGCTGGACATGAAGATCCGCAAAGAGTCGGAAAAAGGCGAGGAAAGCCGGGATGCCCAAAAGGTTCTACTGTCTGATGACGAGCGCAAGGCCAGGCGCCTAGAGTCTGCGCGAAAGTACCGCGAGGCGAATCTGGAGAAGGCGCGCGAGTCTGCTAGGTTAAGTCAGGCCAAGCGGCGCCAAGATCCAGAGATCAGAGAGCGTGACAAACTCTACAAACAAGACCCTGCATACATCGAGCGCCAGCGCCTGTATCGCCAAGAAAACCGTGAGAGATTGAGCGCTAAGACGATGGAGTGGCAGGCCGCCAATGCGGAGAAGTTCAAGGCCTACCAGGCTGCCTACCAAGCCGCCAACCGTAAACGCGGCATCCAGCGTGCGATTGCATGGAGGCAGGCCAATAAAGCGCATGCGTCTGCTATGGCAAGACGCTGGCGAACGGCAAACCTGCACAGGCGAGTAGTCAGTGAGCAGCGCAGACGCGCACGGATTAAAGGCGTTGGTGGTGATCTATCGCCAGGGATTCACGGCAAGCTGATGGCTTTGCAGCAAGGCAAGTGCGCAGTTTGTGGTGTGTGCTTGCATACAGTGCGCCCACACTTGGACCACATCATGCCGATTTCAAAGGGCGGACAGAACATTGACACCAATGTTCAGTTGCTCTGCCCTACGTGCAATCTAAGCAAGCACGCAAAACACCCTATTGATTTCATGCAGGAGCGTGGTTTTCTCTGCTGAGCTTCGTGACAAGCATGGCAGATTGCGTGGCAAGCATGAAATCATGCCTGCAGCCCTAACGATTGGGCGTTTTCAAATCTGAGCGCAGGAGGTGCTCTTTCGGGCGGATACGCCCAAAGGAGAACCATCATAGCCAGGACTATCGTTGGCGTTAACGACGCAAAAGCTGTGAAAAAGTGGGCTGGCATGCTGGCCCACGACACCAGCCACAAGTCTTATTTCAATTCCCGCTTCATGGCCCGCGGCGCCGAGGCCGAAGTGCCAATTCAGATCCTCACCGATCTGGAATCGGACGCTGGCGAAGCCATCAGCTACGACCTGCTTGCCGAGCTGAAGATGGCCCCCGTTGAGGGCGAGGACATCCTGGAAGGCAAGGAAGAAGGTCAGAAGTTCTACACGGACCAGATCTACATCGACCAGGCCCGTGCAGGCGTGAACACTGGTGGCCGCATGACGCGCAAGCGCACGCTGCACAACCTGCGCGAGAAGGCCAAGCGTCAGCAATCTAGCTGGTGGGCCCGCCTGATGGACGAATTGCTGTTCATCTACCTGTCTGGCGCACGCGGCATCAACCCGAACTTCCTGCTGCCCCAGGGCTATACCGGCCGCGCGAACAACGCGCTGGTTTCGCCTGACAGCTACCACACGCTGTACGGCAACGACGCCACCGCGTTCGCCAACATCGACGCATCCGACAAGTTCGACCTGCGCCTGATTGACCGCGCCAAGACCAAGGCGGACAGCCAGGGCGGCGGCGCCACCGATGTGCCCGTGCTGCAGCCTTGCAAGATCGACGGCAACGAAACGTTTGTCTGCGTCATGCACACGTTCCAAGAGGACGACCTGCGCGCGAACACCAACACCGGTCAGTGGCTGGACATCCAAAAGGCTGCTGCTGCCGCTGAAGGCCGCAATTCGCCACTGTTCAAGGGCTCGCTCGGCATGTACCGCGGCGTGATTCTGCACAGCCACCGCAACGCGATCCGATTCAACAACGCTGGTTCCGGCAACAACGTGGAAGCCGCCCGCGCGCTGTTCCTGGGCTCGCAAGCTGCTGTGGTGGCCTTCGGCTCGCCTGGCACCAACATGCGTTTCGACTGGCACGAAGAAACCCGCGACAACGGCGACAAGGTGGTGATTTCCACATCGTCCATCTTCGGCGTGAAGAAGGTGACTTTCACCACTGCAGCCGGTGCGCAGGACTTTGGCGTGTTCGCGCTGGACACTGCCGCGGCCACTCGCTAATCGGCACGACAAGGAGTAACACGAAATGGCCTTCACCAATTCCAATGACCACCTGACGGGCCGCAATCCCGCGGTGTACCCCGCTGGCGCTGAAGTTGTGGCGGTTCGCTCTGCCATTGACCTGGTGGCCGCTGACCTGGACGCCAACGATGTTGGCGCCGTCGCCATCCTGCCCGCGGGCTGCGTGCCTGTGGGGGTGGTGTACGACAGCGACGACCTGGACACGAACGCATCGCCCACCATCGCTGCGTCTGTGGGCTTTGTCAACGCTGGCGAAACCGACCTGGACGGCACTGCCTGGGCGACTGGCATCACCACCAGCCAAGCCGGTGGCGCTCTGAGCCTGACGCTGACGCCTGCCGTCATGCGCATGGCCGCTACGCAGACCGACCGCAAGGTGGGCATCAAGTTCACCGCCGCCGCTGCCACCAAGGCTGCCGGCCAGGTGGGCCTGACGATGCTGTACCGCGCCGTCTAAGCGCAGCTCCAAAGGATGGGCCGGGATTCTGGCCCATCCCCTCATTGATCCCTGGAGTTCCCCATGAAACTGCAAACCGCAATCCCTGCGCGGCGCGATGGCACGGTGATCGTGCAAGGCCTGGATGGCCAGCGCTATGTGTTCACCAAGGACCAAGACAACGAGCTGTCCTGCGATGTGACCGACGACGCCACTGTGGTGCACCTGTTGGCAGGTAAGAATTTTTGGCCAGCAGACGAGCGCGACGCCGAGGCTGCGCTGAAGCTGCTGGACGCGGCCGACGACTCTGACGACGACGCTGATTTTGACGATGACGATGACAGCGACGACGCTGGTGGCTTGCCTCAAGAGGCCAACACGCCACCCCAGCGCATCGCCAAGCCTGGCCGCAAGCCACGCAAATCTGCAACCCCTGACGCGGGCTGATTGAATGGCTACCTGGGCAGACTTCTATCCCGAGCTGATGCCGCATGTAGTGGGGTGCCCCAACCCCACGGCAAACATCGCTCTGCGCGAGTCTGCCCGTGCTTTTTTCCGCCGCACGCGCACCTGGCGTGAATGGCTGGAGCCTGAGGCAGTGGTGGCTGGTGTGCGTGAGTACGACTTGCCGCTGCCATCCGGCGCCATGGTGGTGCGCATTGAGCGCTGCACCGTGGATGGCGTGCCCATGGATGTGCTCTCACACAAAGAGCAGCTGAGCGACTTTGTGCGCTACGAGCAACCAGACCGCGGACTGTTGAGCCGTGACCGCGCGGGCTTTGTGCTGACCCAGCTCATTACGCCTGGCGCCATGGTGGCGGCCGAGGTGTCACTGATGCCCACAAAAACCGGTGTTGGCATCCCTGATGACCAGTTTGCCCAGCATGCCCAGGACATTGTGGAAGGCGCCAAGCACCGCCTGATGCTGATTCCACAAACACCGTTCTACAACGAAGGGCTGGCGGCTGTGGCCATGAATTCTTTTGAGCTGGCGGTGGCCACCAAGACCGTGGAGGCCTGGAAGGGCGCTACGGGCGCCGTGCCACACCGACGCGCGAGGTGGTGCTGATGACGATTGACGCCCAGGCCATCATTCGCAAAGCCCAGATTGACCTGCTGGACGAGGCAGGCACTCGCTGGCCCGCCCGTGAGCTGGTTTCGCACTTGAATGACGCCGTGCGCGCCCTGGTGGTAGCGCGGCCAGACATCACCACCACGACGACTGCCGTGGCTTTGGTGGCTGGCGCACGCCAGGCACTGCCTGCCCAGGCCGCGCTGCTGGTGGACATCCCATGCAATGCGACCGGCAAGAAGCGCGCTATCTCCAAGGTGGATCAGCTGCTGCTGGACCGCACGGTGCCTGGCTGGCAGGGAATGCCGCAGGCGTTGGAGGTCGAGCACTTCATGCATGACTTGCGCGAGCCGCGCGCTTTCATGGTGTACCCGCCCGCTCGGGTGGGGGCGCAGGTGGATCTCACATGGTCGGCGCGACTGCAGCCAGTTCCAGAACCCACCGGCGCTACATGGACCCAGGTTTCTGGTGGCATTGAGTTGTCGGAAGACTGGGATTCTGCACTTTTGAATTACGTCTTGTACCGGGCCTACTCAAAGGACGCCGAAGTCGCAGGCAATGCGCAGCTTGCTGCCAGCCATCTCGCCTTGTTCAACAACGCCGCGGGCATTCAGCTGGAAGCCTCCAGCACCGTGGCGCCCCAGACTTAAAAAAGGAGCAGCCACCATGGCCGGTTTTTCCACATCCCTCGCCAATGCCATCATCAACGCGACTTTGCGCGGCCAGGCATTCCCAGCGATCCGCACAACCTACTTTGCCCTGTTCACGGCAGATCCCACAGATGCGTTCACGGCAGGCACCGAAGTCAGCGCTGCTTGGTATCAGCGCCAGGCTACTGGCGCATTTGCTGCGCCTGCCAACGGTGTGAGCTACAACGGGGTGAATGTGGAGTTCCCCCCTGTCATCGGCTCTCCCGTGACTGTGACCCATATCGGCATTGTGGAAGGCGCGAGCCCGACAGATCCCACAGCCACGCTGCTGTATAGCGAAGCGCTGCCCACGCCCAAGACGCTGACCGCGAACGACATTTACACCGTTCGCGGCCAGGGTGCATCCGGTGACTTCACGCTGACCCTGGTGTAAGCATGAACACCCACGGCATCAACGAGGCAGCAATCAATGAAACGCGCCTGGACGTCACTGTCCGGGTGGCGGTGAATGTGCTTGCCTACGCTTTGACCGCCGTGAAGCCGCGGGCCCTGTGCCGCACTGCGTTGGACTCCACCGCAAAGGCGCAGCCTGCCGTCACTGCCCGCACCAAGCTGGTGGCCGCGGTAGGCGCATCGGCCGCTGCTTTGGTTGCAGCTGTGCCCAGGGCCATCCACAGCGCTGTAGTGCCAGCCTTGGCCAGCGCAGCGGCGACTGTTTTGCGGCCAGCGGTGCAAATTGCCATCGCCGCTGCGGCCGCTGCCCAGATCCTGGTAGTTGCCCGCCGTGTGCAGCGCACGCCTTTGGGGGCCGCAGGGCTGGCGCAGGCTGGCGTGAACGCCGTGCGCCGCACTGGCGATGTGGTCACTGCCATGACGGCAGCGCAGATCCAAGCGCTGCTGACCGCAAAAGTCAGCTTCACGGTGGACGTGATTGCGCTGGCCGACATTGACGCATCACCAGGCACCGTCAAGCGTGTGCAGTTTGATGAATACGCCGTGGATGCGCAGACCTTGGTGGTGCGCTTCTCCGACAACGTTTTCTATGTGAGGTAAGCCGTGCTCATCGGGACCGTAACCCAACAGCCCCGCGATGTGCGGGACTACGACATTGATTTTGGTGAGTGGTTTCCCGTGGACGACACGGTGTTGACTGCCGCCGTGACGGCGGAGCCCGCAGGCCTGACCGTGACCTACGCCATTCAGCACCCTCGCGTGAAGGTGTGGATTCAGGACGGTGTGATTGGCGCTACCTACAAAGTGACGGTGGTGGCCTACACCAATGACGGCCGAGCCAAAGAGGTGGAGCTGAAAGTTCGGATCAAGGATTTCTGATATGGCCAAGCAGCGGTTTCTTAATAATTTCACATCCACCTTTATTGCGGCGGTAAAGGATGCGCCATCTAGCGGCACGCCTGAAACTGAGCTGGATTATGGGGTGCTGCGCATTTCTGACGGCGCTGCGGGTTCGCTGATCAACCCAACTGATGGTGATTACTACCTGCTGACGGCTTTTAAGCGCTTGGGCAGCGTCGAATCCAACATCGAAGTAATGCGCGTGACTGGCGTGAATAACGCTATTCCAGGAGAGTGCCGCATTACCGTGCAGCGCGCCCAGGAAGGGACTTCCGCAAAAGCATTTGTCGCAGGAGATTACCTATCGCTGCGCATTACCAAAGGCACGGCTGAAAACTTTTCGCAGCCAGCAGACCTGGCCACAAAAGAGCCAGTAATCGCAGCACCTGTATCCGCACCTACAGAGAAATATTGGCGAGGTGACAAGACCTGGCGCGACTTCTTCACTGATGTTCGTGCAGCAACCCTTACCGGACTGAGCACTGCGACAAACGCTGTTATCACCGCTACGGACACGGTTTTGTCTGCGCTCGGGAAGTTGCAAAAACAGGTATCCGACAACCTCGCTACGCTGACTAGTCACACCGGCAACACCAGCAACCCTCATGGGGTCACTAAGGTGCAGGTGGGGCTAGGTAACGTTGACAACACCTCGGATGCAAATAAGCCAATAAGCACCGCCACACAGGCAGCGCTTAACGGCAAACAAGCATCTCTCGGCTTCACACCAGTCCAGCAGGGCGGGCCTGCCGGGTACGGGGCGGACAAGGTTTATATAGGCTGGGCTACTGACGGTAGTGGGTTGCTGTGCCAAGTAGATAGCACCAACTTCGGCAAGACGTGGCCGATCAACGTCGCAGGTACAGCCGCAACGGTTGCTAACCAATATGTCTCGTCAGCAGTGCATCAGGTCGGGAACATTGGTGCTGCCTTTACGGATTGGAGCACCACGGCTAATGCGGCAGTGCAACTAGACACCCCCAACTCAAGTGCAGCTTACATGATCTGGAGAGCGACACGCTGGGGAGCGCGACACGTTGCGGCGATGCATGTTTACGAGGGGAACATGATCGTCACAATGTCCGTAGGCAGCCTCAATAACTTTGTATGGGACGGAAATGGCAACTTCACCGCCACCGGCAACGTCAACGCGCTATCCGACATTCGCCTCAAGACCGACTTGACCAAGATCGCTGGTGCTCTCTCGAAAGTCTCCCGCCTCAACGGCTACACCTACACGCGCAAGGACACCGGCCAGCGTCAGACCGGGGTTGTGGCCCAGGAGTTGCAGGAGGTGCTTCCCGAAGCCGTCATCGACAACGGTGAACACCTCGCGGTGGCCTACGGGAACATAGTGGGTCTTTTGATCGAAGCCATCAAGGAACTCAAGTCCGAGGTGGATCAATTGAAAGGAAAGTAATGGCCATCAAGTCCTCGGGTTCGTTGTCCTTCGCGGACATACGCAATGAGTTCGGTGGGCCTACACCAGCCCCCCTCGGAAATTACTACCGGGGGGGGTTACTGGGTTCCGAACGGCTGGGCCGGGAACAACAACATCCCAACCAGCGGAACCATAAGGTTCAGCGATTTCTACGGAGCAGCCAACATCACCATCATCACCCCCAAGTAAAAAAAACCAAAGGAACCTATGAACGACAATCTCACCGACTTGGTGCAAGCAACACCTCCTGTGAGCATCAACATGATGCTTCTTGGAGGCATCCCTCTGGCCCAGTGGGTCATCATCCTGAACTTTATTTACATCGCGCTGCTGCTTAGTTACAAGCTGTGACGTATCTGGAAGGAGCACCGTAATGGCAGCAAGTGACGCAACCCTCAAGGCCCTCCATGCCGTTCTCGCAGAACAGCTACTGGACATGATCCAGAATGGGGTGCACCGTGGGTGAGAAAGCCATGCCACGCACACCCGAAGAATTTAACGATTACGTCGCCAAAGAGCTGAGAACGGGAGACAAACGCATGAACACGCTGACCGACGAAATCACCGCCGTGAAGCGGGAGCAAGCCGAGTTCCGGCGCTTGCTCAAAGAAAACACCGACGCCACCAACTCGATCAAGGCCGACACCGCCGAGCTGCTGGAAGCCTTTCGCAGCTTCAAGGGGGCCATGAAGGTGCTGGAGTGGATAGGCAAGGCCGCAAAGCCAATGGGCTATGTCGTCGGGCTTGGCGCATCCATCGCTGCATTCTGGACGGCCATGAAAAGCGGAGTGCCGCCAAAATGAAAATGCCCTCCAAAGTCCCTAAAGCGCTGGCTGGCTCTCTGGCTGCCCTGGTCATGCTGGCCGCAGGGGTCAGCATCCAGAACGCAGAGCCCACACCCGAGGCGCTGCGCAATGAGTACATCCAGGCCGTGGCGGCAGACACCAGCACCAGCATGGCGGTCAAGATCGCCATGGTCATGGGCAGCCAGTACGAGAGCAGCGGCAAGCACATCGGCAAGCCCTACGTGGACAAGTTGGGGCGCGGCCAGCCGCTCACGGTGTGCAACGGTGTCACCGGCCCCGAGGTGGTGGCAGGGCGCTACTACACGCCCGCCGATTGTTTCCGCATCGAGAAGCACCGCTACCTGCTGGCAGAGGCTGCGGCAATGCGGGCGCTGGTGTACTGGCCCAGTTATGACGACTTCGCCAAAGCAACCTTCATCGACTTCATCTGGAACAAGGGTGAGGCCGCGTTTGAGGGCAGCACCATGCTGGCCCTGGCGAACCGTGGCCAGCTTGAAGCGGCGTGCCAGCAGAACCCGCGCTGGAACAAGGGCACCGTGAATGGCGTGCTGCAGGTGTTGCCAGGGCTCAAGGTGCGCGGCGATGCCAACGGCGAGATTTGCACCGACTGGAGGATGCAGTGATCTACACCCATGTTGCCGCTTTTCTTGCCGGGCTGGCCTTTGCCGCTGCGTCCACCTGGCATATCCAGGCTTGGCGCTATGACGCGCAGATTGCCGACATTCGCGCCCAGTATGCACAGGCAAACCTCAAGCGCTCTGAAGCCGCCCGCGCTGACGAGATCCAAACTGCATTGAAGGAATCGACACATGCCGCAGACACGTCGAAAAACTCTGACGAATTCACCACATCCCAGCCGGTACGCGACGCCATTGCTCGCGCTGACCTTGCTCGCGCTGAGCGGCTGCGCACAGATGCCGAGCGCCGAGCCGCCACTTATCGCGCGCAAGCCCAAGCCTGCTCCACTGCCAGCGGCGGTATTGCAGATCGACTTGAAGCCTTCGACCGCCAGCTTGTCGAGGGGGTTGCAGTGGTCGGAGAACTCCGAGCGGATCTTGTCCGAAGGGATGCCGAAGTAGCGCTACTGCGAAAGCAGGTTGATACAGAGCGCGCGTTGAACACAGAGGATTGACATGACAGTCATCGCCATTTCCAGCTTTTTGGGTGAGAACCGTGCGGCAGAGCCTAAGCTGATTCCAGACGGGCAAGGCACGGTATCGCTAAACCAGAAGCCTGGACGCGGCGACTTGCGCCCTTGGCGCGAGCCTGCCCAGGTGTTCACAGCGCCTGGCGGCACGAAGACCATCTACCGCATGGGGCGGGGCGTCTCAAGTGACACGCTGTATTGGCTTGCCCCA